TCATTTCTTCCTGTATTTCGCAAGAGAACAGGAGGATTTTTATGAAGAAAACCGAGGATAAAAAAGTGACAAATTTTGAAGAGTTCGAAACTTTCTATGCAGTTGAAGCTGTAAGAGAGGCAAAAAAGCAGACTCACAAATGGTTCTGCGCATGGATTGTAACCATGATTGCATTAATTCTTTCAAACGCTGCATGGATGTTTATTAAGTAAGAAAGGAGGAAAGACTGTGGCAATCAGATATACCACAGAGCAAAAGAAATACATCCTTTTAAAAGGCAATATTGCAAAAAGGATGGAGGCCGAGCGAGTAAGTGATGCACAGATGGCAGCAATTACCGGAATGGCAGAAAACACTTTCCGTAAAAAGCGAAATAAGCCAGAAACATTCACGTATCCGGAACTGCGGCATATTTTTATTCGATTGAACTTCCCTAACGAGGAAATATTGGAGGCTTTGACATGAAAGATTGGATAGACTCCATTCTGATTGGAGGGATAGCAACGTATCTTCCGTTCTGGACCTGGGACAACAGCCGTGACCAGATCATGGGAGCGTTGGGACTGATCGGAGCTGTGTACATAGCAAGGACGTGGAAAGAATGGACATGCTAGACATGCCAACTAAAAAAGGATCCTCAGAGCTGCAACTCAAATAAGGATCCAAGACAATATATTTCTTCTCCATTGTAGAAGGAAAGAAACCAAAAGTCAATACAAGGAGGAAATTATGAACGAAGAGAAAATCAGAGAAATATTTGATTTGTGTCTGAGAGTTTCAAGTGAAACAACGGCGCATGTGAATTTTGACTATACGGCGTGTGACGACATATCCAGAGTTTATATTTATGTATTTAATGATGCAGGGGAGATCGTAAAACATTTTTCATTGTGCCAGTTTTACGACTTTGAGTCCGAATCTCAGAATTACGAAAATGCAAAGAAATGTCTTCTGGAACTGCTTATCAATGGGAGGTGTCCGTTATGAATCTCACTGGCAACGGAGATATAAAGGATGAATACCTGGAAATCATTACGCATAGACATTCCGGGCCAATAAAAAGACAAGCAAGCAATTATAGATTAGTAGAAAGAGAGGAAAATAAGAATGAATCTGTACGAAATCGAAAATGAAATCCTTAATTGCGTAGATATGGAAACAGGGGAAATCGTAGACATTAAAAAGCTTGAATCTCTACAGATGGAAAGAGATCAGAAAATTGAGAACATTGGTTGCTGGATCAAGAATCTTTTGTCAGATGCAGAAGCACTGAAATCTGAAAAAGAAAATCTTGCCAAGAGGCAGAAAGTCGCAGAAAGCAAAGCGACATCACTGAAAGAGTATCTTTCCCGATATCTGGATGGCGAAAAGTTTAAGTCTGCAAGAGTAGCAATTTCTTTTAGAAGTGGTAGCTCCGTGGATATTGCGGAAGGTGCAGCTGTCCCAGAAGAATATCTTAAGTATTCAGAGCCTAAACCGGACAAGGTCGGACTGAAGGCGGCACTGAAAGCCGGAGAAAAATTTCCGGGAATCACCCTGATAACTTCGCAGAATATCCAGATCAAGTAGGAGGGCACTAATGAGTGAATTTGAAATCCGTATTCCGGCAAGAAAGAAGCAGCCGGCAACTGATAAGGATAACCCGGTCGTGAAAGTATCATCGGGTGCATACAACGCACTGGTCGAAATCTATAACGAATCAACCTTATCAATGAAAGATATTGCAAGCTTGCTGATTATTGAGGGCAGCAAACATGTGGTTTATGACAAGGAGGAATAGAAGTGAATATATATGAGAAGTTAGGCATTATTCAGTCAAAGCTGAAAGCCCCTAAAGGACAGTACAATTCCTTCGGGAAATACAAATACAGGAGCTGTGAGGATATTCTGGAAGCTGTAAAGCCGCTTCTGGCAGAAACAAAAACCGTGTTAAACGTCACAGATCGGATGGAAGTTGTTGGAGACAGAATATATGTCAGAGCAGAAGCTCATCTAAACGACTGTGAAGATACCGGTGAGATTACAACCGTTGCTTATGCAAGGGAAGAAGAGTCTAAGAAAGGCATGGATTCTTCACAGGTGACAGGTGCAGCTTCATCTTATGCCAGAAAATACGCTTTGAATGGGCTGTTCTGTATTGATGATAACAAAGACAGTGATTCTACTAATACAGGTAGTAGTGGGAAAACAGCAGCTAAAAAGCCAGAATCAAAAAAACCTGTTGAGATGATTACTTCAGAAAATGTAATGAGCATCCAGAACATCATTGACAAATATCCGAGTTCTAACTTGTTTGAACAGATTAAAACTCGTTTCAAGGTAGACGATGTAAAAGGACTCACAAAAGAAAAAGGGCAAAAATGCCTCAAAATGTTGATTGAGTACGATAAACAGCATAGTGGAAAGGAATAAAAAATGAACAAAGTTATTCTTACAGGACGATTTACAAGAGATCCAGAAGTCAGATATACAAATGATGGAACATCAATTGCAAGATTTTCCGTTGCAGTCAATAGAAGATTTGCAAAAGAGGGTTCTGATCAGAAAGCGGACTTCCTTAATTGTGTTGCACTTGGAAAGTCTGCGGAATTTATCGAAAAATATTTCAGAAAAGGAATGAAAGCAGATTTATCTGGAAGAATCAAGACAGGATCTTATACGAATAAAGACGGCGTGAAGGTATATACAACAGATATCGTTGTCGAGGAAATCGAATTCGGCGAAAGTAAAGGTTCTTCACAGGCACAGACAGCATCGCCTACACCGAATCCAGAAGCCGACCCGGACGGCTTTATGAGCATTCCTGATGGTATCGACGAGGAGATGCCATTTAATTGATACAGATTGATAGCAGAGAACATCAGAAAGTTATTGATGGCATTAAAAAGGCATTTGACGAGGAAGGGGAAAAATGGTTCGTGTCAAAGCTGTATGTGGGTGATTACATGAATTATGATAACCCGCGTTTAGTAGTTGATAGAAAACAGAACCTTGCAGAGTTATGCGGAAATGTATGTCAGCAGCATGAAAGATTCCGATCTGAAATTATCCGGGCGAATGAAGCAGGAATAAAACTTGTCTTCTTATGTGAACACGGGAAAGGGATCGAAAAGCTGGATGATGTTCTCTGGTGGGAGAATCCCAGGGCAAAGAAGCGTGTTAAGAAAAATGGTATTTGGATTGAGCAAGAACAGAAAGTTATGCACGGCGATACGCTGTACAAAATTCTATGCACAATGCAGAGAAAATATGGCGTTGAGTTCCTATTTTGTGACAAGAAAAATACTGGAAAACGAATAATGGAGATTCTGTCGGATGGACAAAGAAACAATTAAACAGCAGAACAGTATGAGAGATGTTCTTTCCAGATACGGAATGATTCCGAACAGAGCTGGCTTTATCAGTTGCCCATTTCATCCCAGTGACCGTACTGCTTCATTGAAAATTTACAAAGACAGCTACTATTGCTTCGGATGTGGCGCGTCAGGAGATATTTTTACTTTCGTTCAGAATATGGATAATTGCGATTTTAAGACAGCCTTTCAGATTCTTGGCGGAACATACCATAAACCTGATTTTTCGTCCAGAATGGCAATATATCACGCTCAGAAGCAAAAAGAAATGAGAGAGAAAGCAGAACAGAAGAAAAAGGTTGAGCTTCAAGAATGCTTGTCGGATATAGATTTCTACAGAGCTATCCTTGTCAGAGTGAAACCATTATCTGACGGATGGTGTGAAGCATGGAACAGGTTGCAACTTGCGCTATATCACCATGGATTCATAACAGGACTGGAAGAAGGTGATTGAAAGTGGAAATGATAAACAAGCTCACGAAGGATTCTATTCTGGACGAAGAAGTGTTTGACGAGATATTCAGCCAGGAAGACGAGATATACAAGGCACGTCTTACGCTGACCCTTCTGGACAGAGCCAAGGAGCTTGGTGTAAAGAAAAAATTCGAAGATTTGCTGAAGGCTTACACAAAAGTACAGAAGCAGATGATCGAGAAAGAGAAAAGTAATAGGACGTTGTCTATGCTGGACCAGTGGACTAATTTCTCTGATTGTGAATATGATCGAATGAAATGCCTTAACTGGATAGCGGACGATGATGGAATCAGAATCTCAAATACTAATCCAGGATCGCCGGATATTATAGCCTGTTATCACCCTATACTTCCAATAGAGCGAATGAAGAATCTGGAGACCGGAGAAGAACAGATAAAGCTAATCTATAAGAGGAATAATAAATGGTCTGAGGTTATTGTGCCGAAAACCATGGTTGCGTCATCTACTAAAATCGTTGGATTATCTGCGCTTGGGATTTCAGTGACATCTGAGAATGCGAAGTTTCTTGTACGGTATCTGTCAGACGTTGAGAATGCAAATGACGACTATATCAATATTCAGTATTCATCAAGCAAAATCGGGTGGATCAGGGACTATTTTCTTCCTTACGACAAGGACATTGTATTTGATGGAGATATGAGGTTCCGACAACTGTATGAAAGTATTAGTGTAGGTGGCAGCAGAACAGAATGGTATGAACACGTGAAGAAGGTTCGTGCTACTGGAAGAATAGAGCCCAAAATCATGTTAGCTGCAAGCTTCGCCAGTATTCTGATTAAACTGGTCGGTGCCCTTCCATTTTTTGTGGACCTCTGGGGAGAAACTGAGGGTGGCAAGACTGTGACGCTTATGTTGGGGGCTTCTGTCTGGGCGAATCCAGGCGAATCACGATACATAGGAGACTTCAAGACAACAGATGTGGCTCTGGAAGCAAAATCCGATATGCTCAACAATCTTCCGCTAATTCTGGATGATACTTCCAAGGTATCTGCCAAGATCAGGGATAACTTTGAAGGGATTGTGTACGACTTGTGCTCCGGCAAAGGAAAGAGCCGTTCTAATAAGGAACTGGGCGTGAACCGGGAGAACCGCTGGCAGAACTGCATTCTGACCAATGGTGAGCGCCCGCTTGCAGGATATGTCAGCCAAGGTGGAGCTATCAACCGAATTATTGAGGTCGAGTGTTCTGAAAAGATATTCGATGATCCACAGCTTACCGCAGATACCCTTAAAAAGAACTATGGATATGCAGGAATCGACTTCGTAAACGTAGTCAAGGAAATGTCCATTGACGATATAAAAGCCCTGCAAAAGCACTATCAGGGGCTTATACAGGACGATGACAAAATGCAGAAGCAGAGTATATCTATGAGTATCATTCTGGCAGCAGATAAGATTGCAACAGATCAGCTGTTCCATGATGGTCAGTACATTGACATTGAGACGGCTAAGAATCTTCTGACAGAGAAAGAAATGGTATCTGAAAACGAACGTGCTTACTGGTTCGTGCTTGATAAGATTGCCATGAACGGAATTAAATTCGATTATAACCCAGATATAAAAACAGAAAGGTGGGGAATTATCGACAATGATCCGGTAGAGAAAACATCAACTGCAATAATCTATAGCGCAGCGTTTGATGATTTATGCAAAATCGGAAGATTCTCCAGAAAAGCATTTTTGTCATGGGCTGTTAAGAAGGGACTTGTGGAAACCGACAGCAGAGGTTATCCGACCAAAGCAAAGAAACTGGACGGAATTGTCACCAAATGTGTGTTTTTGAAAATTGTAGATGAAATTCCGAAAGGATTCGTGAATTGCAATGATGATTTTGAGATTACAGACGATATTGTGTTTGATTAACAAACAATTCGTTCAAAAGGTAACCGGGTAACCTAGGTAACCTTTGATTCTGCATATATATATTTGAGTATTTATATGCACATATTGAGTATAAAAGTTTCCCTATATGAGAAAGTCAGGGTTACTCGGTTACTCGGTTACCATGCAGTAAAATTAAGGCTTTGCGGATTTTTGAACGGTTACGTTTCGGTTACTATCGGTTACTTATATTATACACCTATTA